GTGAAAATTAATCTAAAAAAAATTCGTGAGGAAAAGAATATTAGCCAAAGTAAATTAGCAATATTGGCTAGTATTAGCAGAAGTTATGTTTCGGAAATTGAATCAGGGAAGAAAACACCATCTTTGGATATGCTAGAAAGAATTGCGAAAGCTCTAGAAGTATGCACAGCACTTTTATTAATAAACAATAAAGATTGTTGTAATTGTGCTAGACACAAAGATAAGGAGGCAAAAAGTGAAAAATAATGATACTGGAAAACTTATAAGAAGTAATACTAAAAGATTAATTGCCAAAAAGATAATAAAAAATGAAAAAAATCTTGAAGATCTAACACTTGACCAAATAGAAAAAATTGCAAATCAACTTGATATATGTATTAGAGATATAATTTGTTGTTACTGCCCACATGAAGATTGCATAATAGATGATACTCAATTCTGTAAATATGAAAAACTCTAGAGGTTAACCTTTAGAGTTTTTCATATTATAAATAATTTATTTAAGATTAAATTGTATATTCTTATTATGTTTTGTTATTAATTTTAGGTCTTCTATTTTAGCTTCCTTAGGTACATCAAACGTAATATAGGCATTTTTAGTTATACCAGAATTAAACTTATCGTATGCTCCAATAAAATTACTATTCTTATTATATATAGTTTCTTGACTATTAAGTTGTCCTAAAGCTTCAAAAGCATTGTCATCAACTTCATATACCGTTTTATCTTTTTTTAATGCAAATTCATTAGTATTATATTCTGTAGCTTCTTCACCATTATTTTTCAACTCTAATTTTATAACTATAAACTTTCCACTTGGAGTTGACTTTCCTGACTCATTTGAAATAGCTGTACTATCCTTAGCTTCTAAAATTTTAACACCTAAATTCCCTACAGGAGATTGTTCACCTGCTTTTATATCTTTCTTTTCTTCTTTTACTCCTTCTTTTGTACTAGAAACTTGTTTTTCTGTGCCTTGCCCAATTTGTTTTTTTACTCTACTTATAGCTGTTGCATCACCTATAAAATACCCTGCAATAAATATAATAAGTCCACCTATTATTAATTTAAAATTCTTTTTCATGTACCTAATCCCCCTTTTGTTGATATAGTTCAATTATACCAAAAATGTTATATTTGTAAATAAATCAACAAATCTTGTATATAAAAAGAGGTAGTTCCTCTTGGGAAACTACCTTTTTGTTTTCACTTTAATTCTGCTAATTTAATTATTTTATTTGAATTTGGTTGTCGGAAATAAATAAATTTTTCTTCTTGATGTACATCATATATAGATATCCAAAGGGGTCTATTTTGGTCTAAGCAATACATATATTCTCCATTTTCTTCTCCATTATCCTCTGCTGGTTCAACCGCATTGGCTACACCAACAAATCTAGTTGAAGCTCCTAATAGTAAGCCTACTATTAGATATCTTATTCCCTTTCGCATTTTAAATTCCCTTCTCTTTCTTTTATTAACTCTTTTAATTCTTCTAAATCGTCTTGAGTTGCAAAGTTTTTTATAAAACTTCGCGTGTGTGATCTTTTATTTAAGTATTTGGCATGTTCTTTATTTTTGTCATACCATTTTTTATTGGCTTCCGTTTGGTTACTCTTTGCCATCATAATCACCCTTTTTATTTTCAATTTCATGTTTTTCAATTTCTAATTTAGCTTTTTTTCTTTTGTTATAAGCCAGTTTGCTTAATAGTAGTAATATTATCATAATTGATATTATTAATAAATAATTTAGTATTTTATTCATACACTTGTGATATAATATAGGAAAGGTGAGGGGTTTAATCCCCCTCTTTTAACCTTTTGATTTCTAGCCTTAGCTTTTTGATTTCTAACTCCGTCTTGCTGTTCTGCAAACTCAGTTGACGGATTGTTAGGAGTGAAATTACTAGGGCTATTAGCTTTCCTATATCTTCTATCACTTACTCACCTCCTTATCAATTACTATACTTATATTATACTATGCATAGTATAATAAGTCAATACCTTTTTATGAAATATTTATATAAATTATAATAATTTTTCCAATAAGGAAAGAGGGTACTTCCATTATCGAAGTACCCTCAAAATTGATAGTTTATATATTTCTAATTGATTAATTTTTCTACATCTGGATATAATAAAAATAGACCAATACATAGCACCAATATATAAATCCATACAAAAAGAACCCCAATAAAAGGGGTTCTTTTTTTAAAATACAGAGGTCTATGAGTAACTTATAGAAAACTATTATATTTATAATTCTACATATGTAAAAAAATTCCTTCACATATGATTTAATTTATTTTCCCTGGATATAATAAAAATGAGCTGAAATAAAGCACCAATATAAAAACTCCACAGTAAAAAAAAGAAGGTACTCCCATAAAGAGAGTACCTTCTTTTTTTATTTATAAAAGTTTAGCAGCATCTTTAAAAGAATCATATCTATCTGTTCCAGGTTTACCACCTATAATTATTATTTCTTTTGCCTTTAATTTTTTATCTTCAAAATCCTTTTTAAGCATCATAGGACATTGATGCTTTTGAGATACTAACACCGCACTTAAAGCGTCTAAAGGGCCAAAATATAATACTACTTTATCCATATCAAATTCCTCCCCTTGAGTTGGTTTAACTCCTAATTTTTTATTATATTCATAAACTAATTTATCCCATGTTTTAGAGCCGACATCACCATCTATAGCTAAGTTACAATCCTTCTGGAATGCTTTTATAGCTGTAATAGTTTCATTACCTATAATTCCATCTATATCACTATTACCTATAGGATATCCTATTGTAACAAGCATTTTTTGTATTTTCATTTCCTTAGTTTCTTGAATAGTATTTTGAGAGCCTATAAATATTCCATCTGTAAAATCGTTTATATCTACACGGGTACTTATTCCATTTATATGGCCATCTTCTGTGTATTGATGACCAACAGCCACAAACCCTGTCTGCATAGGGGTATTCACTCCATAATGAGCTATCCACCCTTTGTATTTCTTTACCCTACTGTCTAAGTTGTCCCTTCCAAAACAACCACCTGTATAAATAAGACAATCATAACCAGATAAAGCTTTAAATTTAGTTAAGAACTGTATGCATCTATCGGAAATTGCTTTAATACTTCTACCCATATTATTCGTTTCTATATCCAACGTAGGTATTATATTAAATTGTTTACCTTTTATAGCGTTCCAGAAGTCCACCGCTTGTTGTGTTGGGTCTGTTTTTTCTGACATGAAGTGATAGAAACCAATGTTTAATCCCTGTGCTTTTGCTCCATTGTAGTGTTGATTTAAGCAAGGATCTACATAATCTACTCCCTCAGTAGCTTTTATAATCACTATATTGCAACCACTAGATTTTACAGCACTAAAATTTACTGTGCCATTATGCATGCTTATGTCTATTCCTTTAGCCATCTTATAACCTCCTTAAAATAAAAAAAGAACAAGTATTAAACCTGCTCTTTTTTTTCTGTACTTTGTTTAATTAGTTGATTAGTGTATACTGCTGCACCTGTAGCTAATATGCCTTGTATTATGGAATTTGGATTTAGTCCCATTAAAGATATAGCTCCAATTATCCCAACTATTAATAAAATCCATGGAATGGTCCAATCTTTAATTTTGCTAGTTTGTTTCAACATAATACCTAAAACATATAAAGCTGGTATTAGTATTAAGGCCTGATCTATAATATAATCCATTAAATTAATTTCCATAAGCATTCCTCCTAAATAAATTTTGCTACTGCTGCAGCTAATCCAGCAATAACTATATATTTTATTACTTCATATTTTAAATTTTCATAAGTTCTAGAACCTTTACTTTGTATTTTTTCTATAGAATCAGCTATTTTTTCTATATTTTTTTCAATAGCTTCTATAGCTGTAAATATCCTATCAAATTTTTCTTTTGTTTCTCCTTTACTTATTTCTAAGTCTGTAATTCTTTTTTCAAATTCTTTTCTTTGTTCTTTACTTTCCTCGATTTGATGCCAAATAGATTTTATTTTATCTTCTATGTTATTAATTTGTATACAATCTTTACAATCATTCATGCTGCACCTCCAATAATTAAAAATGGGCAAAATAAAAACACCTATGTGGTGTCTACTTTGCCCTTATAAAATATTTATTTGTATCGCCTTATAAATCATTTTTGTCATTAATTTGTCTTAAGCAATATATATTAGTATCCTCATCAGGTTTGTCATTTACAAAAGCTTGAAACTGTACATTATTAAGATTTTCATACTTAGCTAAAATTGGACTTACTTTTTTTAATATTTCTTTGCATACTTTATTATATTCTTCGCTTAATACTTGAGGAGTTTTCTTCTTATCTAATTTAATTCCTATGTACAAATTTTTCTTTCCTTTTAATTGTTCATCTTCTGATTTGTATTCAATATTAACATCTTTATAAACAGATGTTATTGCATCATATACATTTCCTCCAGAAACAATTTCATCCCCCGCAGCCGAAATTTTATTTTCATATGATTCAGTCTTTTTACTTTCTCCACATCCTGCAAATAATACACAGCCTAAAATTGCTATCATTAATATAGATAGTATTTTTTTCATCTTAATCCCCCATTCATATGTAATTAATATTAATTTAACATATTTTAGGCAAATATAAAAGTTTTGATTAAAAGTCCATATGTTGGATATAATAGAAATGCCAAAACACTATACCAATCTATATAGAAAATTCCATAAAAAAGAGAGCAATTCCAACTAAGGAACTACTCTCTTTTTTATTCTATTAATTTATTTTTACTAATTTTATTACTTTATTGTCTCTAGGGTTACTTAAGTAAAGAAATTTTTCTCCTTCCTTTACTTTATTTAAAGATACCCAAACAGGTTTTGCCTTATCTAAGCAATACATATAATATCCGTTTTCTTTTCCGTTATCTTCCGCTGGAGTTACTGCTCTAGCAATCCCTATAAAACGGGTTGACGCTCCTATTAGTATGCCTGTTAATAAACTTATAACCACCTTTTTCATTTTTAATCCATCCCCTTATTCTTGTTTTAACGATTCTTCTCTTTCTTTTAATAGGCCCCTAAATTCTTCTATGTCCTCAAGCGTTGCTTTATTTCTTATAAAGCTTCTAGCGCTGCTACGACTTTTCAAATAACTAGCATACTCTCTATTTTTATTTTCCCAGTTTTGATTGGCTATTGTCTGTTTAGATTTTCCCACTTGAAAACCTCCTACATAACTATTTTAAATATCAAGCATACTAATAGAGCTATAACAATTAATTTTATGGTTATCTTTAGTATTAATTTAAACAATATTTTTAAATATTTACTCATATCATTCAAGGTGGTATTATAAGAGTAAGGGAGGGGTTTTCCTCCCCTGTGTTCATAACAAATCATATAATTGTTTTAGTAGCATTATTATGATTGTTATTTTTACCAGTAGCTTGATAACTATTCCCAGTAGTTTATCAAGCTTTTTTAATTTTTTTATCCATTTGACCACCTTTTTTCCTCACCTCCTTACAATCACAATTATACTACACGTAGTATAAGGAGTCAACCTATTTTTATATAATTTATAATAATTCTTCCAATAAAAAAAAGAGATACTCCCTTAAAGAGAGCATCTCTAAAATTAATCTGTTAATCTTTTTCTACCACCATTACCTTTGTTATCATTCCAGTAAAAATCAGCAAAGCCTTGACCTATAGCTATATAATTTCCTCTATCTTTGTGTATTATTAGTCTTCCGTCTGTAGCCTGTTCTATGTATCCAGTAGTACCTGGAATTTTAAATATACTTTCTCCTGTTGGTATAGTCTTATCATCATATTTTGGTTTTTGCACTTTATTTTCCTCCTTATTATTTGGCTTTATACCTAATTTTTTATTATATTCTTGTTCAAGTTTATTCCATGTGTTAGTTCCTACAATACCATCTACAGCAAGGTTGCAATCTTTTTGAAATGCTTTTATAGCTGTAATAGTTCCATTGCCTATAACTCCATCTATGCCACTGGGTCCTATAGGATAGCCTATTTTAATAAGCATTTTTTGTATTTTCATTTCTCTTGTTTCTACTGCATTTGTATCTTTCCCAATAAAAATACCATTTTCAAAATTATTTAAATCCACTCTAGTGCTTACACCATTTATGCGCCCATCTTCTGTATATTGGTGTCCTATTACTTCAAATCCTGTCTGCATAGGTGTATTAACTCCATAGTGAGCAATCCAACCTTTATATTTCTTTACTCTGCTATCTAAGTTATCCCTTCCAAAGAAACCACCAGTATAAACCATGCAATTTAGTCCACTTAGTACTTTAAACTTTTCCAGGAATTCTATGCATCTGTTGGAAATTTGTGTAGCACTTCTCCCCATATTATTGGTTTCTACATCTAATGTTGGAATTACATTGAACTGTTTACCTTTTATAGCGTTCCAAAAATCTATAGCTTGTTGAGTAGGGCTTGTCTTTTCGCTCATGAAATGATAAAAACCTATATTAATATTTTGAGCCTTAGCACCTTGATAGTGCTGATTTAAAAAAGGATCTACATATTGTATTCCTTCTGTAGCTTTTATAATAACAACATTAATACCTGCATTTTTAACTTGTGCAAAATTAATATTGTTATTATGCATACTAATGTCTATGCCTCTCATAAAGTTACCTCCTAATTTTTTAAAATAAAAAAGAGCAGAACTATTTGCTCTGCTCTTTAATTTCTTTTTTATTGCCTTCCCTAAGTTGTATTAACATTTCTTTTAATTGCTCCGGAACTGGTACACCTGCTCTGGTTGCATTTTCTAATATGCTTATACCTTCCATACTTGCATAGAAAAATATAACCATGCTTCTAACCATTCCATTTGCTCCAGTGGCATTATCTACAGATACACCAACACCTACAATTATTAATATTATTATTTTTTTGCCTAATCCTTTAAATCCTGCACTAGAACTTAAATTTTTATCTTTGCCTGCACAAATTAATCCTGTAATATAATCTAGGAACATAAGTAGTAGTAATGTCTTTAATGCCATATCTAATCCTCCAAAGAAATAATTTGCGCATGTTCCTACTCCTGCTATAATTGTGCTTAATATTTTATCCCATTTCATTCTTTAACCTCTTTCCTATTTAAAAATAGGCATAAAAAAAGACCTAAAACTTAAAAATTTTAAATCGTGTTTATGCCTTTATTAAATTTTTATTTACTTCATAATTTTTATCTATTGTGTCTTAAACTTCTGGTGTATTTTGTAGTATATAATCCTCTATAGCTTTTCTATAATCTGTATTTGTTACATCATCTAAAACATAAGTTTTTTCTGTTTTTGGATTTAACCCTTTATTTGTTATTCTCTCTGCACATATTCTTACTATTACCATATTAACTTCCATTATAAAATCCCTCCTATATTATTGTCTGCTTGAAGCATTAATTGATTTTCTAACTCTTGCTTTTCTCTTTTTAATCTTTCTTCTTGCGTTTCTATGTGTGGAATATCTTCTGTTATTAATTCCTTAGTTTCTACATCTATACCTTTTACAATTTTGTTATTTAGCTCCCCAAACTCTGTAATTATATAGGGTAAACCATCTGGTAATGTATGAGGGAGTACATCCCCTTCAGCATCCCCAGTGTTTATCCAGATTTTACCCGTATTATCATAGATAATTAAACTACCTCTTTTCACAGCTATTCACCTCTCTTATTCAAAAGCTATCCATTGAAATGTAGTATCTTTGCTTATATGACCATTACTGGCATAAAAGTCAAAACCTCTATTATTTTTGTGTACATATCCGTCATCCAGTATTATATACCCCCCACTATACCAGCCTTGTGTTTTGTATTTAAATAGTGTACAATCAATTGCGATATAGGGTTCTCTATAGGTATCACTTCTAGTATTAATAATAACTGTTTTTGGGCTAAAATCTAAATCAGTAACAGACATACAAACTTCTTTATTAGAACTTTCTCTAGCCTTTCCTGTTCCTTCAGCCCATTTTTTACCAACATTGATATTATTAATTTTACTAATTAAGTCTTGCAAATTTTCTGTGCTTGATGCACCTTGTTCTTTTTTACTTAAATTAGTTACAAAAGTATTTTTTAATATTTGTATCTTATCATGTTGTTGTTGAAACGTGTCAGTAGCCAATAATGGATTTCCCACAACATCAGATATTAATTTTTTACCATTATTGGCAGAGGTAAAAAGCTCATTTATAGCTCCTGTGATTGTTTTGTCTTTAGTTAATCTTTTATTATCTGTCGTAATATCAGCCAATTGTGCAGTTGTAGCCTTCTGTAGTTTATCTATATTATCTTTATTTGTATTGATTAAATTTAATAGATTACCTGCTACATCGCCCTCTAAAACATCTTTTAATTGTTCAATCCATTCTTTAAATTCTGTTTCAAATTCTTCTTCTTTTAATTTAAATTTTGTAGTATATTGATTAAATAGAGTTGTCACATCTATTTGATCTACTGTCCCATGCACTATTCCGCAATAAGTACTATCTAAACGTAAATCTGTTATATTGCTTTGAATAATACTTATAACTCCTGCTCTTACATATATATCTGCAAGTCCTAATTCATACATATCAGCATCACGCTGAAGAGCTGGAGCAACTGGAGAACTTGCAAATTGTCCTTTTTTAACATAACAATATATTTTCCTTTGGGCTACATCTTTTCTTAAAACTATCCTATCTACTCTACTTAGGACACCATCTGCAACATCTATCTTAAGTTTTAAATCATCTGTATTAACATAAAAATAACCTTTAATCCAAGCTTTGCCTTGTTTAACATTAACAGTCATATCATTATTACTTAACACTTGCAAATTTGTGCTTGGATTAGGGAATATACCATCTCCAATAAAACTTGCAAAATACTCTGCAAATTCTTCAGCTTTATATCTTCTGTCATGATTTATAGAGTTAAAAAAACTGCTTTTTTCCATTATCTCACCACCCTTTTAATTTCTTTTCTTATATTATCTAAAAAATTAGGAATGTTAGTACCAAATATAATTTCAATGTTAAACATATCGCCATATATTTCTTTAATTTCAACTATTCTTGCATTCATAGTAATCCCCATTTTTTTATCCTGGAGTGTTACTATGTCCCCTAAATCATAATCTTGTCCATATTTAAAAGGTTTGAATGGATTTATACCAGTTTCAAATGAATATATCTTGTTATAATCCTCTAATTTTTGCTTTCCCTCTGTTTTTAAATCTTCTATAGTTTCTAAATTACTACATTCAAAATAAGTTTCTACTCTATCTATTCCTTTTGCATTCCCCACCTGTTGTATTAATCTATCTTCATCTAATCCTTTTCCACCACAATACGCTACATTTTTATAATTAAGAGTACTTTCTATAAAATGCTTTTTATTCAAATTATCATATTTAGTTGAAAATATAACTGGTGGTAATATTTCTTGGCCATCTGTTAGATTCCTACCTTCTATAACATCAAATATAAGTTTTCTTTCGTGGTAATCAAATAACACCTCATAACCTAAATTCCCATACTCGCCTATTTCGGTTAACTTATCAGAAAGATTTTCATTATATTTAGCCCTCCATTTATCTTGTTTCCCTCTATTTTTGTTTTTAGCTATAATTAGATTTTCAATAATTCTATCTTTATCTACTGGATTTACTACGTTTTTATTCACAAAGTCTTTCATTATGCTTTCAATAGTCCCAATAGAAATTGAATAAGCTTCCCCAACTACTGGAATAATAACTCTTTTGTTTAATAGGCCGTTAAGAGTTAATCCTTTTATTACTAAAGTTTCTGAACTATTACCTTCATCTTGTAAATTCTCTCTATGCATTATAATTCCACATTTATTAGGATTATTATTAATCATAATAATGTTACTATCTTGTAGCTTATCAGTATGATTTTTGTTCATATTTATATGTAGTTCAAAACCTCCAATTTTACTAAATCTCCTAGTATATATTAAATTTTCGTAATTATCTATTTCACCTAAAAAATTTAGGTTTTTATCAAATATTCTTATCATAGACTACACCCCTAAGTAGTTCTTTTTATAATATATAGCTACTTCTAAATTATCAATTCCTTGTTCTGCATCATAGCGAAATAAATTATCTCCTACATTTAATTGCAAAAATTCACTATCTAGGTCTATCCAGTTAAAAACATTTTGTCTTTCTCCATTACTCCTAATCATTTCTACTGTTTTATCTCCAAACTTTGTGTTAATTATCAACTTGTCTCCTGCTTGCAAGCTTCTTTTAACTTTTATATACTTTCTTGTATTTATATCAAATAAAGAAGGATTAACTACAGTGGCTAATGCTGTGAATTCTATTCTCATACCACATTCAATATCTCCATCATTAAATATATTAACTATTAAATTGCTCTCTCTGTGTCCCATTTCTATACCTTCATCTGGAATTTCCAACATGAATTCAAAATCTCCTATCCATAGAGCCACTTCTTCTTTGGTTTCATAAATATCTTGCCAAAATGGACTTGGACAATACAATTGCACTAAAAACTCTTGCATAAGTCCAGTTTTTTTATTAAATACTGGGCTATCTTGTACTACACATTCAATAGAATGCTCTCCAGCATTATTTATATATGTTATATTTATTTTTGCTTTAGGATTAAATATAGAACATAAATTCATTCTTTTTCTATATAGATCTTCTGTACTTGTAGATATTATTGCACCAGTAACAGGCAATACTCTATCTTCTAAAGTTGTCCCATGATAGTTTTTTCCATCTTGGTAAGGACTTTTAGTAGTTATTATATTTGTTTTTACTCCAGCAGTATTATCAATTTTAGATAAAATAAAAGGGCGAGAATTACCCAATGTAATGCTCTGCCCTCTGTCTGTATTTATAATTAATTTTTGCAAATTCTCACTCCTTTATGTCGTTTGAAAAGTTAATCTTCTAGCCATACTTTCGGCTTCTCTAATATCATCACTGAATGTTCTACCTCTACTTTTTACCTCTATATTATAACTTGCACTTCTACGATTATCTATATTCTGTACTAGAGCTTTCGTTGCTATTGCACTATCTTTAGCAGCATTAATTTCTGCTGTTATACTTGCTATCATGTCTTTTATTTCATCTATAGCAGGTTTAAATCCTTCTACAAGTCTTTCTCCTAATGTTTGTCCTGCTAGTTCATACTCTTTGCTATAAGAATGTAAAAGCTCTATAATCTCTGCTTGATTCTTATTCATAATCATTTTTTCTGCTTCTGCTTGAAGTTGTGCCGCAGATGTTTTATTATCGTAAAACTCTTTAAGATTAGTCATTCTATTATTAAGGGTTTCTTTTTCAAATTCATATAACTTATTTATTTTTTCTGTTTCTTCCTGTTTTTGTTTCTGCAAAATTTCCTTTTCTTTATTAGTGCTATCTTGTATATTTTTAATCTGTTCATTTAATTCTGCTTTTCTATCTTCTATATTTCTTTTTCTAAGTTTTTCTTCTCTCTCTTCTATAGCCTTTTCTAGTTCTTTTTTTAATTGTTCTTTATTAAAGTCGTTATGTTCAAACTCTATGCTTGCTTTTAAATCATTTATTTTTTTAATATCCTGTTCATCTTCATCGTTTCTATTTTTAGCTTTTTCAGCATCATCTATTGCTTGTATTTCTTCTTGCAATGCTTCAATTTGTGCTTTAGAACTTTCTTCAATTTTTTTTATTCTCTCATCATATACGCTATTAATTCTATCTAAACTTTCTTTTTTCCAATTATCTAAATTTGTTATTTCTTCTTTTAATGCATCTTCTTCCAATTTAAATTGTTGTGCATATCTTTCTTTAAGTGCATCTATAACAGTTTTTTGAAATTTATTTATATCTTCAGCTATTTTTTTACTAACTTCAGAAACTGCATTAGCCATATTCTCTAATTCTACTCTAGCTTTTTCAAATTCTTCACGAGCTTTTATTGTTTCATCCGCAGTAACTCCAAATGTATAAGCTAAATCTTCATACCTTTTTCTTAAATCTTCTACTTTTTTGCTTTGTACTACTACTATAGCCTCTTGATTTTCCAGATCTTTTATTAAGTCACCTGTTTTTATACTTAGAGTTTTAATTGCAGTATCATAAGTAATCATTAAATCTTTAAATACATTTTCTTGAACTTTTAATGACTTTTTAACATCTTTTTCTCTTTTATCTAATAAATTTAACCCATGTTTATAATACTCTTCTAATGCTTTCTTAGACCTTTCCAAAGTATCTACCTGTGCCTTTTGATTAGCTTTGGTTGTATTTAACACTTGCTTTTGGTACTGTTTTAAGGCAGCAATTTCATTAACATAATTAGCCTTAGCATTCTTATCTTTAGTATTACGTTGTAACTGTTGATAGTAAGCTATTTGAGCATCTACCCTAGCTTTTTCTGTTTGTAGCTCTACCGAATTTTCATTCTTAAGTATTTTTAGTCTATCATCAAGACTTTTAACACGATTTTCATAATCTTCCTTTAGGTATTCTTTACTTTGTTCTACCTCTTCTTTATTAAGTTTATTTATAAATTCCAAATACTTCTGATATTCCGCTTTATTATTAGCGCCCCAATTTAATTGCCTTGCTAATCTATCTTTTATTTCTCTATCATTAGTATTAGTTTTTACTTTTACATCTGATAATTTGCCTTCTGTTATATCTTTAATAGTCTGCGCTGCTAATGAAGCTGCTTTCTCTACTTTATCTATATCTTCTAATATACCTAAGGCCAATCCTTGGCTGGTGTATTTACCTAACTCCATCATAACTCTAGAAGGCGAATGAATATCTAAAACAGTTTTAACTTTTTCCTCTACTGCTCTTGCTGCTTCACTAGCAGCTTCCTTAATAGAATCTATTCTATTTCTAATTCCATTTTTAAGGCCTTCCATTATATCATGGCCAATAGTACGCATCTTTTCTGGAATAGATGTAAAAGCATTTTTAATACTTTCTCCAATATCTGTAGCACTTTGTTTCACACTTGCCATTTTTTCATTTATTCCTTGTCGCATACTTTCAAACATATTATGAGCTTTTTCTCTAAGCCTACTTGGAAGTGTGTTAAACCATTCTACTGTTTCATTCCATTTTGTGGTTATACTTTCTTTTATTTCGTTGCCCTTATCAGTTACCTCTTTTTTCTTTTGGTTAAACGCTTCAACCACAGAATTTTTCATTTCCTGTGCTTTTGTAGAAACAGATTCTTTTGTTTTTTCCCAAGTAGTTTTTATATGTCCATCTGAAGTATCAACATCTTTTATAACATCAGAATTCATTTCTTTTACTTTATTAACGACACCCTGCTTCAATTCACCTGCTTTTTTTACACTTCCATCTCTTTGCTTTTCTGCGTCCTTTATCATTCTGTCAGCCTGTTCTTTAGTTATACTTCCAGTTACATCTCGCATATTTTCAATGTTGTTTTTGGTCTCTACGAATTGCTTGTTTGCTTCATCAACCGATTTAACCCTTTGCTTTTCTGCATTTTTTATTACATCACTAGCCTGCTCGGCGCTCATGCGCCCATTATAACTTTTTACCCTCTCCATTATAACTTTGGATTCTGTTTCACTTTCAGATAGGGATTTAATGGCATTATTTTTCATAAGTTCTTGATATCTATTAATTTGTTGTACTTCATCTGCTGTTAAAGACTTCTTTTTATTACTAGCATTTTGCAATATGTCCTGTATCTTTTTATTATACTCATTTACACTAGCTTTTCTCTGATCATTATATTTTTTTTCTTTCTGAAGAATTGATTGCTTCTCTTTATCATTTAAAGCGTTTGTAGTGGTAAAGAACTTTTGCAACTTTGTTGTTCTATCTTTATATTGTTTATCAAACCCAGTATTGATTTGAGTTGACATTTGTTTATATTTAGATATTAAATTATTTTTTTGTTGTTCTGTAATAGCAATTGATTGTTCTAATGTAGTTTTAAATTTTTTAATAGTATCTTGTTTTTGCTTATCTGTTAAATTCTTGCACCCATTAACCATCTGAGTGTATTTATTTAAAATGTTATTTTTATTTTGTTCAGTTAAAGTACCTGTATTATTTGCCAGGTCTTTAAAATCTAATACCATTTTATCTTTTGCTTCTTTACTATAATTACTAGATTTTTTACTCATTTCATTAAAGTTATTTATTACATTCTTCTTTGCATCATCTGTAAACTTTGTGCTGTTAGCGTTTAAATTCATGAGCGACTTACTAGCTTCTTTATCTAGTTCCATATAAGAACCTACGGCCTTTTTAGTTCCTTCTGAAATTTTAGTTGTAGTTTGTCCATACACAGTTACCATTTGTCCATTCGCAGCCTTAACTCTTTGTGCTGTTTGTTCAGTTTTGTTTGCAAACAGATCTACACTTGGGACTGCTTCCTTTGAAAAATGTTTATGTATTGCATAAGCAGCTGCTCCAATACCAGCTATAGCTGCTATTGCAATTCCAACAGGGCCTGTTAATACAGTAAACGCAGTTGCTAAAGCTCCTATTGCTGGAGTTGCTGCTGCAGCTCCAGTTGTGACAACTGCTATTGCTCCACTTATAGTACTAAATATTGTTATTATTTTACCTATACCAGCCGCTAATTTTCCACCTATTAGTAATAATGGCCCAATGGCTGCTACCATTCCAGCAATTTTTACTATTGCTTGTTGCTGTGCTGGAGTTAAATTATTTAATTTTTCAGTCCATTCTTTTAACTTATCCACTACATTAGCTATAGCAGGTTTTAGCACATCATATATTTTTATTCCTAACTCTTCTAATGCGGATTTAAGAGATGTAATAGAGCCTTTATTATTATCCTGCATAGTTATAGCCATTTTATCTAATGCTCCATTGCTATCCTGTATTTTTCCTCTTAAATCCCCATATTCTTCTCCAACACCACTTAAAAGAGCTTGTAAAGTAGTAATCTGTGTTTTACCACCAATCATAGCTAAATACATATTCCTTTGTTCTTCTGTCATGTTCTTGGTTTTTTCTTTAAGCTCTAAAAGTACATTTGTTACACCTTTAAATTTACCATTACTATCAAAAGCACTTAAACCGAGCTTTTCCATAGCTTCTCCTGCTTGGCCAGCGCCAGAAGTAAGATTTATTAATATAGAGTTAAAACTATTACCTGCTTCTGAGCCTTTAATACCCCTATTTGCTAATGTTCCTAAGAGCGTATTTGCTTCATCTAAAGGTACATTCAAATTTTTAACTGTACCACCACAAACAATTAATCCCTCCATAAGCGCATCTATATTTGTATTACTACTTGCAGCGGTCTTAGCAACTTGGTCTAAATATACAGGTAAATCTTTTGTACTCTTTCCGAGGGAGCTTAAAGAGTCCGTTACTAAATCAGAAGTACGTGCTAAGTCTAAATTGCCTGCTTCGGATAGCCTTAACACTGGCATTAACGCTTCCATCATCTGTTTATTATCGTACCCAGCCAACGCCATATATCCTAGCGCATCCGCTGCATCTTTTGCACTCTTACTAGTACTAGCTCCAGCATCTCTTGCCGCTGTTTCTAATTGCTTTAAGTCTTTTCCAGTATTTCCACTTAGAGCACTAACATTACTCATACTTGCTTCAAAGTCCATCCCAATTTTAGAAGCTACTACTCCTATTCCTGCGATTGGAGTAGTTAATTTTGCAGTTAAATCTTTACCTATAGATTGCATTTTCTTGCCTATCATGTCAAACTTTTTACCTATGTTGTCTAATTTAACAGATAATTTATCCCATGAACTTTCTTGTTTAGCTATTTCTTTAGATGTACTAGAAAACTCTTGTTGCATACCTTTAAGTTTAGATTCAGCATTATTAGCTTTTGTTGTCCAATTATCAACTGCTCTAACATTGTTCCGTAGTTTTTCCTCATTCTTAGAATATTCAGAACTTAGCTGTTCATAACTTTGCTTTAACTCTTTAGTTTTAGTATTATTTTCACCTAAAGTATTTTTACTCTGCTCATATGCACTTTTAGCTGCTTCAACTTTTTCTTTTAACTTAGCTTGTGCTTCTGCATTTTTACTTAAAGTATCTTGACTTTGTTTTAGTTTATCTTTATATTGTTGTACTATTTTACTTTGTACATCTATAGATTTACTAAGCATTTCCTGCTTAGATTTAAGGCCATCTAATCCTTTTCCATGATCTTTTAATCCACTTGTTGCATTTTTAAATTCACTTTGTATAACTTTCATAGATCTATTTAAGTTTTGTATACCTTGTTGAAAATTAGAATTTTCCATAGCCACTCGTACTACGAGACTTCCTACATCTTCTGCCATGCATTCCCCTCCTTTCCATAAAAAATAAAGAAGAGCCTAGTCTCCTAAGCTCTTATAACCAGCTACATTGGTCTATATAAACATCATTTTCTTTTTTTTCTTCATTAGTCCAACCGCTAAACTTACAATGTTCTTCCCATGTTAATAATAATTTTCTTAATGTAAGCTTCCAAAATTCTCTCTCAGAAAATCCTAGTTGAACCTTTCCAATGTAAAAAAGCCAACTCCAAGGTAATGTTTTATCCTCGGATTGGCTTATTTGTTTTTTTCATCACCTGTTGGCTCTGGTAAAGAACCTGACATAGCATTTCCTATTACATCAGTTATAATTTCTATATTATTTAATGTTATAAGTGAACCAACTTTTTTCTCTGTTAACTGTTCATCATCTGTTTTTAATCCTAAATAAAAAATATATCTTACGTCTTTCATTTTAGGCATTCCAGTCTTAGGAGTTAATGTTTCTAATGCTTTCTCAATACTATCGTACTTTTCTTCTAGCTCACATAAAGCATTTAAATCAAAAATTACATATCTTTCTTTATCTAAAATCACTTTGATACCAGTTTGTTTTATATCATTCATTTATATTTTCTCCTTATTTCCCTCTAATTGAGTACTTACTTTTTTCCCTGTTTTAAGAAAATCAACAGTAAAAAATTCTTCTTCTTTTGGCGCATCTTCCGTATTTGTATCAGCTGTATACTTATGTACACCATCATATATTCTAGGCATAAACTTAAATTTAACTTTTTGCGTTTGAAGAGCAACTTTACCGTCTTGTGTTTTGGCTTCTTCTTCAAGTGGTTCCATCTTCCCTTTAGTAAGCCATACCATTCTCTCACCATTATTGCTCTTAGGTGCTACGAAGCCAAACGCAATTTCTGGTGGATTAAAGGTTTTATCCTCTATAAGTACACCATTTTCATATTTGTATCCTAGTAAATCACTTCTCTGCTCAAGAGTTAAATCTGCTACATCTATTTCCACATCGATTGCACCTAAACTAGAAGCTGTTTCAAGTAATTGGTCATCACCATATAATTCAGCAGTATCAACTTTAGGTTTTATTTTTACATTTCTAGCACCTATAAGTCTTTTTATTTCTTTATCATATTCAAATAAGTTTTCATCATCTTTATTTAATTTTACATATTTAAATCCATGTAATCCTTTAATAGCCATATTTATTTACCCTCCTCATTTTCTTCAATAAAAAAGAACCTCAATACTCTATGATAAATTTGAGTATCAGGTTCATATAATCCATGCTCTGTCTTTCTTATAAATCCAACTTCTTTTAATAACTCTTTAACTTTACTTACTATTTTACTATAGTTGCCTTTACTAAACACATTAACTTGTACATAGTGTCCTGTTGCTTGTTCTTCATCATCAAAATAACTTTCTCCTTGTTCCAAGTATTCTGAAAATGTTATATAGGTTGACTCTGAACCAATATAAGTTTCAAAAGCTACAGGAATATCTATAGGTTTTAATGCATCAATTACAAATTTATTTATATTCACATACAAAAGCCTCCTTGTAATAATTTTATAGATTTTAGAATTATTTCAATATACTAATTGCATATCTAAACTTATTCTAAAAATATATTTATAATCCTAAAGCATTTTTTAATTCTTGCTTTATTATTTCTTTAGCTTCTTCCTTTTTAGATTCGTAGGCTTGCCCCATAAATGGTTGTGCTTTCATTTTACTTGTACCAAACTCTAAAAATTTTCCATAGAATATTCTAGAGTTATCTCCTTTTTGTATTCCAGCCAAAACAAATTTATTACCATTCTTTTTACGAACACCACTTACCTTTAATCCTTTTTTCAGTTTTTCAGTTTTAACAGGCACATTATTTTTAGCTTCTTCTACAATTAATTCTCCAGCTTTTTTTAATGCATCATTTTCTACCCTTACTCCTGCTTTACCCATATCCTCTATTTTTCTAATTAAGTTATCCATTCCATCTAATTCCATACTAGCCACTAGCTTTCACCAACTTTGCCCTAATTTCATATTCCATATTAGTTTCATCTATATTAACTGGTGGTGCAATTATTTCATATATTTCATTTTTATATTCTATTTGAGCCTTTGCATTTAAACCAGGAAAATAATTAATATAAAAAATCTTATTATCTTGTGCGTTAACTTGACTAGCCTGATAAAACTCGCTTCCTCTAAGACTTTTTATATTAGCATATACAGGTTTGATAGTCTTTTCACCTTCAATAGGGTATCCATCCTCATCAATAGCATTTTCATTAGTTATTATAATTTTAATTTTCTTATTCTTGGTTCGTGCTAATTTTTTCGTCACTTGCGTTTTGTTTAGCATAATCTTTCACCGCACTTTCAAGCTGTAATCTTAAAATATCTTCGCTAAAGTTTTCTAAGAAATATTCACTTGCATTATTATATTTATATCTGCAATAGTCCAATAAAAGAGTTTTAGCTAGGATATTATTAAAATAATCTAATTCAATCCCAGCTAATCTATTTAAATATTTTTCTCCATCTTTTAATATATCGTTTAAAATATTCTCGTTGTCTTCTTCTCTAAGATATTTTTTTAATTCTTCAAGCATAAGATCACCTATTCTTGTTCTTCCTCATCTTTATTCTCTCTCGTGTCTTCTGTACTCTCATCCTTACTTATTACTTGTACAAATTCCAAAGAAACTTTTTCTATTTCATTTAATCTATTTTGAGTAATTTCAAGTATTTGCCCCTCTTCCATAGCTTCTTTGGAGTATTTATTTATAAAAGGTTTTAATACTTTAACTTTTATTTTTTCTTCCATACATTCCCCTCCTAAGCTTGTGGTAATCCTAATCCACTAATGTCGAATACAAGGAAAGATTTATCATCTTTTGGTTTTCCTTCCCCATATTGTTTACAAAGATAAGTTCTAACATCATCTAAAAACTGATAATGATCACTATATTCTATTTTTTGTGATGAACCAACTCCCATAAAATAATCTTTTGCTCTACCGACAGCCATTTTCCCTACTGGCATTGCTACAGATTGAACAATATCTACAGGAATTGGCATAACTCCATAAACATAAGTACCATTTTGAGTTAAAAAAGTAGTTAATCCAAATATTTTAGACCAATAGTCCATGGGATTAACTACCATTATTGCTCCTGTTATTGTTTTTTTGCCTTCATTTGTTAAAGGCGCCATTACTTGTTTGCCTAAAGTATCTGGCTTAAAATCAGTAAGTTTTGACGCATCTTTATCAGCATATACTCCTTGTGTAACTGGTTTAGACAAGGATTTAATCATACCTATTGGTTCTTTATTACCTGTACCTGCTACAATTCCTAATTCCAGCCCTATTGCTAGAGATTCACCTAGCATTGCTCTTACAAATTTGTCTAGCCATTCTGGTCCTAAATCTAGCATAGACTTAGACACTGGTAAATAAGCACTTAATTTAAGTTGCTTTACATCTTCCTTCTTAAATCCATTAGTTAATTTCTTTTTAATTTCCTCTGTTAAATCTCCCCATGTTGCTCCTTCACAATCTGAAGTTCTAGTTATAAATTCTGTTATACCAGTTACATTAACAAAATCTATTTTACTCAAAAGTGGGTGTTCTGCTTGTAAATCATCAAACACTCTATTTATTATAGTTACTGGCAATATATTATCCATTCCATCAAATCCGCCATTTGATATAGCTTCATTATAAAACTTAGTTTCTTTTGCTGTAAGCACATTAGTACCCCTAGCACCTAATACATTTCTATCTTGTATTGTATTTTCTATTTGTTTATTTGCTTGGTCTAATATATTACTTTCAACATCTTGTGCCATTGCAGTTATTGCTTCGGTTAAAGCTTTTGTATCTCCAGTTTCTAAAGCATTTTTAATTTTTTCTTGTGTTTCTACCTTTATTTTATTTTGTAAATCTGGATTAATCATTCCCATTAGTTAATACCTCCTAAATTTTTCAATAAATTTTGTATAGCTTGTTTATTTTTATTTTCAATCACTTGTGGCTCCTGTTTAGGTGCCTGTGGTTCTTTAACTTTATTCATATATTTATTTAATATAGAATTTTTAATATTTTCTTTCGATTCTTCCGGCTCTTGTTGTTCGTCTAGTATTTCATCACAAAAACCTAAAGACTTGCATTCCTCTGCAGTAAACCAACTAGATTCTTTTATTAATGCCTTCAACTCCTCATCTGTACCAACAAATTTTTCTTTATAACTTGCTAATACTGCACTATCCATTTTATCTAAATCATTAGCAAATTTTCTTAGATCATCAGCATTCCCATCACAATATGTCCAAGCTTTGTGTATCATCATCATGCTATTAGATAACATTATAACTTTATTAGCTCCCATACAAATAACACTTCCGCCACTTGCGGCTAAAGCATCTACTATAAGAGTTATATAGCCGCTATATTGTTTAAAAAGATTGCATATAGCGATAGATTCAAAAACGTCTCCACCTGGACTATTTATGTGTATATTAATATCTTTATCTTTTAAATCTGCAAGTACATTTTTAATACGATTTGCACTAATACAATCTTCTTCATCTTCCCACCAATATGCTTTTCTTATAGTCCCATATAGATACATTTCAGCCACATCATTTTCAATAGAATTATTTACTTGTAGCTTAGTTTGTATCTTAGGAATTTTTATATTGTCCATGCTTAAGCTCCCTCCTTTATCATTTCTTTAATAGGCATATAGTTTTTTGTTACGAATCTTTGTTTTCCTATCTCTCCGCCTTTAGGTTCTCTTCCTAAAGCTATTAAGTTATCATCAACTTCATTTATTCCGTTTCTAGTTAAAATATCTAAAGCATTAGCAATGTCTTTTAATGTTGTAACTCTTATTCTACTGGTATCAAGTTTTGTATAAGTCCTATTTAAATATTCTTCTTTAGGATAAAACTTCATATTAATTTCATTAGAAATTAATTTTGCTAATGGATTAATACAAAACATAAGTAAATTAGTAATAGCATTATCAGTATCAGCTATATCATTTTTTATAAGTTGTGGCGGCACGTTAAATGCAATCCCCACAAAATCAAAAATATCATTGATATAAGATCGCACATCTCTAACTTCACCAACAGATTTACCTTTATTATTCAATCCTAATTCATTGTAAGATAAACCTTTTTGAAGTGGTAATACAACATCTTTTTCTGATTGAAAGAATGTTTTAAATTTATTATCCATTAAATCTTGTAAATCTGCCTGAGCATCTTCTGTTTGAGGATAATTACTATCTATGTTTAATGTTCCACGCCTTGTTTTTGATTTTATATAACTTACCTGTCCAGCTTTAATAAGTTTGGCATATCCTACATATAATCCGTCAATGAGATTTTTTACCTTAGAATTATTTAAAGTTAGATGAAATACATCACTTTCCTTGAATATATCTTTTAAAGGATAGTCATCAACTATAACATCACTATAAGTATTATCCTTCAATGCATATTCTGTTGTATTAAATTCATCAGCTATATAAAAGTTATCATTAACTTGTACTATCAATAATTCATTATCTATAAATAATTTATAAATTGCTTTCCTCCAAAATTCACTAGATGATAAATTTTGATTAGGTCTAACATTAAATAAATAATAATTTTCTTTTCTTACTTCCTTTCCATTTTCATAAGTAAGAAATTCACAATTTGAAATACAATTTGCAATTATATTTATACAACTTTCTATAGCTAATTGCTTATAAAACAATTCCCCTTCAAGTGATCCGTACACTCCATCAAGTTGAACTATTTTATTTTTACCAAATAGATTTAGAAACCAACTACTTATCCCAATTCCTCACCCCCTTTCATGTTAATATGTATGAACATCTAACCTCATATACCCTGTTTGCTCTTTCAATTCTTCGTCCTTGCTAAGTACGTGTATGAGGGCAAAGAAACCATCTGTCTTTCTTGTTTTTGGCTCTATTTTTTTATAAGTAATATTTCCTTTTTTATCTAACTCTTGATAAGTATTGTTTATATACCACCTCATTGTTGGATTATCTCCAAAAACTATTTGTTCTTCTGCAAATATACTCTCTATTAAAGGAGCAATTTTTGCATGAGTTATAGGACCACTTCTTACTGTATGAAGTGGTAAGCCAACTTCATTAAATTTCGCTTTCAATAATTTTTCTCTATAATCATCTGCTAATATATCAATTATGTTATATTTTTTCTGTTGCTCAAGAAACCATTCAGCAATAATATCTGGAGTAATGCTATCTCCATTTACTATTGTTATTAATCCTTTTTCCACCATATCATTAACAGGAAACTTTATAGGCCTACTCTCTACCTCCAAAGCCTTATGACATACAAAAGTATGCTCTATCCAATATCTTAATCCATTGTATTTAAATAGTAATCCACAACTAGCAAAATCAGTTACCATAGCATAGTCAAGAGCACCTAAGCATTGCATACCTTGTAAATCTTTATATGGAATTGTCCCGTTAGTTTTTATTATTTTTTCCCATGGAACTGCTGCAGTAAAATTATCCTGTGCTGGCATGTTCATTCTCTTAGTCATAAAATCAAGTGCTATATGATTTTGATACTTCATTTTTTTAAATGCTTTTTTCATTTCTTTTTGCAGCTCAGGAAAATAAGGTAATGATGGATTAGCTTTAACCCACATATCTGGATTTTTATATTCTTCTTTTTTATCTATTTTATAAATCAAAGGAAGTAAACCTAAATCCTTTATTTTCCCATCAAGAACATCTTTGCCTAGTTGTAATTGTTCATCTAGAACCCCATCTCTAACATAGCCATTAGTGGTTATGTAAAATGTTCTTGAGTGTTTTCTTTTACCGAACCCACTCGTAAAAACTTTTATAGTATCATAATTTTCATATTCATGTATTTCATCAAAAATAAGACAAGCACTACGCTTACCATCTTTAGTTTTAGCATTAGAGGTATTATATTTTATATAAGAATTAGTTTTAGTGTTGGTTATTATTTCCTTTGTTTTTGTAAAAAACTTTTTAGATTTCTTCCATGTTTTCTCTAGTACTTCATAAACATCATTAAAACTTGTCTCAGCTTGATCCTCTGAGTTAGCTATAATGTCCACATTATATCCCTTGATTCCATGATAATGAGTTGTTAAGTACCAAGATACTGGACTTATAAATCCATTTTTCCCGTTTCCTCTACCCATAACTATTAAAAATTCATCAAATACAACCATGTCAGAACTTTTATAGTAACAATGGATTAGAGCAAAAATAAAAAGCTCCCAATCTAATAACTTCATATCGAAGTATCGTTCGGTAAGCTCTATCGCCTTGTCAATCATATCATGTTTTATAATTACATCAGAATTGCTTAACTTTTCTTCAATATAATCTATCGCCTGATGTAATTCTTTAGATGCTGGTATTTTACCGCTGCATATTTTATCCATATAATCATCAATGTATTTATTGAATTTACATTTCGTCATCATTATCGCTATTTTCCTTTGGTGATGGTTTTAAGCCTAATTCTGCTAAAATCTTAAGCATTTGAGCACTTGTTTTGTTGAGTTCTGGTATACTATCATTTTTCTTTCTACCTACTTGTTTTCCATTATTCCACTCTACAGATACACCTCTTTCTTTTATATCTGCTATAAGTCTATTTTTAATATCCCATAGAGCCATATAATCACTTACTAAATCTTCATAATGCTTCCCATGAGTTTCATTTTCTTTTAGTTGCTTTAATAGATCCTCTTTTATGTCTTTTGCCAACTCTTGCAACTCTTGCAACTTTGCACCCTTTTTAGGGTTCGTTTTCCTTTGCCAATTCAATCTACGTTTCCAACTTTTAACTGTATTAATAGATACACTATATTTTTCTGCAATATCTTTATACTTCATTCCAGAAACATAGTCTTTATAAGCTTTATCCTTAATTATTAAATCTTCTTTTTCATCCAAAATCACCACCTCAATTCTAGCCTATTTTTAGGGTTTGCACACCTTATTTTTTTAAGTTGCACCCCCCTCTCACGTTACTTTTTTGAGAAAATATCTTTTGTCGGGTACTCCCCCGGTCTTTTAGCTCTCCGAAAAAATTGAAATTTCAAACTGGGGGTAGTAATATCAAGGTTTACCAACGTTCTTTATTCCTAAATTTAGGCTTATAATTCTTATGCAACTTCTCTGGATGAACCTCATTGTGACATATATAGCATAGACTTATGAGGTTACTGTCCGTTAATGCTAGATCTGGTCTATCTCTTAAATGTTTAATGTGATGAACACATTCAGCTTTATGGTAGCCTCCATTAGCTTTACATCTTTGACATTCTTTCTTATCCCTTTTTAATATTTGTTTTCTTTTATTAATCCAATTAGTTGATTTATAAAAGTTAGACATATTCTAGCACCTACTCTTTTAAAATAAAAATAGAACCTTACTATAGGTTCTATTTTATAAAATCTTTTATATCTTTTGCTACTTTAAATACTTTCTTAGGCAAAGAATTTTCTTTAAGATATTGTAATCCTATTGGAGTTATATTTAAACCAGTTACAAATGATGGATCACCTTTCATACCTATTTCTTGCTTTGATCCACTTATCATTTTATGATCTATTAAATAATTTATAGTTTGAGCAAGCATTAACTTAGTGCATCCTACATTGTTCATTTTATCCCAAAATTCATTTGTATTATTTTCTTCATCACTCTTCAGTGCTCTTAAAATAATCTTTATTAATTCATCTCTTTCCATATTACCACCTCCTAATATATATTTTACTATATTAGGATTATTTTGTCCTAATGTATTTAACATATCTAATATTCTGTTAAACTCTTCTTAGTTACCTTAAGCATTTATTTTTCAATACTTTAATACAATTTAGTAAAAATCAATTTAACACAGGTTCATTATGTTAAACTTTACTGTTTTAAAAAAAGATTTAGATAGTAAAGTTTCTTCTTGCTTTATTCATTTCATCTTGAATTATTCCAATGTACCTTAATGTAATTGATGGAGAACTATGATTAAACATTTTCATGAGAGTTCCTATATCCTTTCTTTGTTTATAATAATGATACCCGAAAGTTTTTCTTAAAGTATGTGTCCCTAAATTCTCTATTCCAAAATCTTTTCCAACATTCTTAATTATTTCATAAGCTTGTACTCTAGATAACGCCTTATTTACACCCTCTCTACTCTTAATTAAGTATTCATCCAGTTCTTTATCTGAGCAATACCACTTGTATTCTTTTTCTAAAAGCTTATTAATCTCTATTATGTTTTGCTTAGATGTTTTTTTCTCCCTTAAGTATATAAACCTTTTACCTTTAACATCTTGTACCTTAAGTTTTAATATATCCGATATTCTTAATCCTGTATAAACTCCTGTAATAAAGAGAATGTAATTTCTTTCATTTGTTCTTTTAAGATATTCCTGGATATCTCTTACCTTTTGAGTATCTCTTATAGGCTCGACAAAATTCATTTCATCTTGTCACCTGCCTTATTGCTCCATGTACCCTCTTATATACCTTTTCTTTCATACATTCTTTTAAAATGTCATTTATTCTTTCTTTTTTAACTCTTCTACTAGTACAGTAAGGACACACCAAGTATCCTTTTAAAATTTCTACATCTTCACTCAATAAAACAAATTCTTTTTTACATTTACAACATATATAGCTTGTATAAGTACCTGGCATATCCTCACATCCTTTCATAAATAAAAAGCACCTAAGGTTTTAATTTACCTTAAGTGCTTTTAGTACATACACAATATATTTATTTTTTATTTTCGCAGTTACCTTATTGTACGATAAAACCCCTGCTTTTTCTACACTACTATCTTAACACATTTTTTCAAAATAAAACTTCACAAAAACTACACTCTTATATTTTAGCACTTATTTTCATTGCATAGCTCTCACTTATGTTTAACTTATTAGCTATAGCATGTATACTATATCCTTCAACTAACTTCAGGTAAGCTACGTCATACTTAATCCCCTCTAGATTCTTTAATTTTTCATCTATGTTTTTTTTGGTTTTATAAAGTCCTTCCAAAATATTATCTTGTAAAAAAATCATATTTTTAAGTTTTTCACATTCATTCATTAGTTTCCCATAGTCTTCTACATGCATTTCCCCTTTGCTCCCATGGATACAATCAGCATCTAAATAACTTGTACCACTAGGAAACCCTTTTGGCCCTTGTTTTAATAAGAATCTCTCTATTAATCTTAAATTGCTTTCACAATTGTGCTTTATGTTTTCATTTATTTTAATCAGCTCTAATAAATTTTTATAGGTTTCTTTCATTCTTACCCTCCTTTTTTATACAACACACATCTTGCTCTCCACAATTTTCACAATTGTAATTGCATAAAATATTCTTATCCTTCTTAACTTTTCTAATTGCTATTAACATAGTCACACTAACTATAGCTATAGTTCCCAATATAGTTTCTAGCATTTTATATCACCCTACTTTTTATATAATTTTTTCTCGAATTTTTATAAATTAATTTTGCTTGTTCTTTATCAACTTTAAACTTATTTTTTATTTTAATGGTCCCTTCATCTGGAGTGGATATTGATAATTTTTTATTAAAATCAAATCTATATAAACCTAAGGATATTAATTTATTACTAATAGATTGAATATTTCTATTTAATTCTTTAGCAAGCTGTTTATTGCTCATTTTTAAATAATTATCTTTTATGAAGTTTTCCTCTTTGATTGAATACTCTCCTCTCTTAAACACGTTTTTTCCTCCTAACCATATATAAATAACCATTCATGTTTTCTATACTATAATCTTTTTCATAATACTTAGTAAGCTTAATTCTATGTTTAAAATCTTTATATGGTAATATAAGCACTCTTACTTTTCCTTTCATTTTAACCATAGTTACACTCCTTAAGATATTTTTTTGTATTCATGTTGAATGTTTTCTTCTAATAACTCCGCATAAATCATAGTTGTAGCACTATCCTCATGTCCCATCAAATGTTGTAACACTGGTAATGGCATGCCACTATTAAGATTATGAGTTGCATAACTGTGTCTAAATAAATGCGGATATACTGATTTATCTAAGCCAGCCCTTTTAGCAACTTTTTTAACTTCTCTCTCAATACTTCTACCACCTAATCTGTTATGAAGCCCTTTACTTGCTACAAACAATGCCGAATTGGTATCCTTCCTACTTCCTAAATATTTTTTTAATAAAATTTTGGTTTTAATATTAAAATAAACCTTACGCTCTTTATTTCCTTTACCTATAACATGCAAACTCATTTCATACCAATTAATATCTGCCTTATCTACTCCAACCACTTCTGAAAGTCTGCATCCAGTGCTTATTAAAAACTCTATTAAAGCTTTTTCTCTATCTGTTTTAGTTGCTTGTCTTAACAATTCTAATTCTTCTTGACTTAATGCACGTCGTAATCTTTTAGGTTCTTTAGTTTGTTTCAATTTTTTAGCTGGATTTTTAGGTATATACTCTTCATCAGCAAGCCAACTAAAAAATGATTTTAAAATTGATATTTGGCCATTCACGCTAGTTTGTTTCATGCTTTTACATCTCACAGCTAAAAACATCCTTAGATCCATAGTTGTTACTGTTGCTAAAGGCTTTCTTAAATGATTTGAAAATATTAATAGATTGTATTCATAGTTTTTTAATGTTTTTACACTTAATCCATCCAATTTCTTAGCTGCCAAATATATTGCTATTTTTTCTTCTATATCACTTGTCATTAATGCATTTTCTTGTGGCAATATATCATATTTATAAAGCACTTCTTCAACTAATTGCCTAACTTTTAATTGGTCTATATTTGAGAACTCCAAAGATAGCTTCCCAACTAATTTAATTACAACTTCGTCTTTACTTGTACTACACATAATTTTTCCTCCTATATTGCCACCGAGATACACTAATGTTACAATATCTCTAGTAGTTTATTTTTAAGAGAGCTAACCGGTTGTCCAAACTAACTAGCTCTCTTTTTATTTTTTGTTCTTTAGTATTTCTTCTAACCTGCTCTATTTTTCTATTTTCACTTCTTTATCTTGATTTTTCTTTAAAGACTTATTAATTTCTTTTTCTTTGTTCATATATTTAATTAAGTTAAATATATCTATTTGATTGCCAAAGTTAATATATCCTGGCTCAATTTTCATAACATCTCTCCTAGCTGTAATATAGTTCTAATATACTAGTACAGTTAAGGTGTAAGAATATACATTTTAATCCTTACACCTATTTAATTTTTATTTTCCACTTATCTTTTGCATATAATTATGAACATTTTTAATTATTATATTTACTGATCCATCCCCTACTCTTTTAACTTCAAACCTTGATTCATCATGATAGGATTCTTCATCTATATATAAATCTATGTCTCTATCTATCTTTAATCTTATTCTTTTAAATTTTTTATCTACCCATTCCTTGTCTACATCTATTTTTTCTTTTATACCCTGTTCTGCGATAAATCCCTCATAATTTAATTTAGCATCTGAATTTTCCCCAAATATATCATTAGAAACTTCTTCTATGTCTATAGTATCTTTTTCTTTTAAGAGTTTTCCTACTGTTCTTATTATTTTTTCTGATGTTGCTGCATCTTCATTCAAATTGGTTTTAGACCACTTTTCTGTGGCTTGTACAAATGCTTTTGTAGAATCTCTTTCATTCTCTACTATCTCACAACCTAAGTATTTACTTATAAAATAATTTGATCCATATTCCTCACTGGTTTTATTTTTTTTCTGCTTATCTATAACCATCAAATTAAATTCTTGATTTTCTCTTATAGGCTTTATAAATGCACACTTTTGTATCTTTTGAGCACTGGCAGGTAATCCTGTAAACTCTGGAACTATATCTATACCTACTTTATCCTCTACCATATCCACTACGTGAATATAATTTTTAACATAATCCATTTTTAATATAGCTAACATTGGACCATATTCTGTTGATATAGAAACTATCATCAAGTCACAGGATGATATATTATCATTACCTTTCATTAATATAAAAAGTTGTCTAGCCAATTCCTTAGAAACATCTAATAAATCATTTTGGCCATTTAAATATTCCTGTGAAATTTCCTTTATTATATTTTCCCCTTCATTAAATTTTGCATATCTTAAACATTCATCCTTTAAACATTTATCTATAAGTTTTAATATATATTTATAACATTCATCATCCAATCTTAATTTATATTCATTTAATACTGGTTTCTCACTGTTATTGTCTAGTATATGGACAACCGCCTCATTTACATTGACTTCTTTTATATATTCCATAGTATTAACCCCTCTCTATTTTTAAAATAGTATATCTTCCACATCATCTGTTTGTATTATGACTTATGGCTGTAATCCTTCTTCAATTAAAAATTCTCTTTCTTTCCCTTTTATTTTAAGTTCTTTACACAACTTTGTTCTATTCTCTTCACCTATATATTCGTGTAATGCTTTATCAATAAGTTCAACGTTTTTCTTACTCCCATCACAATATTTTGATATTATATCCCATGCTTCATATGAACCACCAGCGTTTACCCAACAAACTCCTTTACACTCAAATTCACATTTACATCTTTCCATTTTTAAATCTCCTTTTCAGTCACATTAATTTCAAATTGTACACTTTATTTGAATTGCGAACATTATTGTATTTGCCAATCTATATCTAATACATTATAAAAATCATTTAATCTAAATGGTCTATTTGTGTCTTTATTCCAGTAAAACACGCCATCAATTAAAGATATAAAGTCATATTTATAGCACATATCATTTCTTATTTCTTCATTTAGTACTATTGCTATAATGGATTTATTCTCACTAAATGCTTTTAATACTTCCCAAGTTTTCATAATTTCACTTCCTTTGTCTTTGTATTGTCATTTATTTTTCAATGCATTCTATAGCCTTTTTAAGCTCTTTCAACTTTACTACATAATGCCTATCATCTATCCATAAATTAAGATTATCTGCTAGATGGTTTAAGTCATCCAAGGTTATTTTGATTGGACTATCTCCAATTTCACCAACATAGATTGCATCTAAAGTTATTTTCATGTTTTCACCTTCTTAACTTCATCATTATTTCAGTTTCCGGCTTTTCTTCTTCTTTAAATATTTTGTTTATGAATTTCTAACAATGGTAAACTTCTATATAAACTTTGCACTATATCTCTAGCTATTCCTATACCACAATTCTTTAATTGTAATTCTCTTATTCTCTCTATAGGATAATTCTCATCACCCATTAATTTATAAATTTCTTCTTTTCTTTTGTTATTCTCATCCTCTAAATATGTCATTATTTTTAAAATTGTATCTTTATCCATTATCTATTCCCCCTTAATATCACTAGAATTTTCAACCGCTTGCTTTATAACTTCTTTTTTAAATATCTTAAGTTCTTTAATATTTCTTTCTAATTCATTGATCTTATCATCAATACAACAACTCATTATTGCTGCCATACTAGTCTTATAAAGCATAGAATAATTGGACATAGATGCATGAATATGTTGTTTACTAACACCTACCTTATCAGCCATATATTGATAGTTAAATCCTGTTAAGTTCTTAAATTTTTTATAAAGCTCTTTCATTCAACCACCTACTTTATTTCAAATTTATCTGTCAATTTATTTCAATTTATCAGTGATTTTAGTCAATTATTTGTTGCACAATAATTTCAAATTACGAATTTCTATCCTCTATTCTTTTTAATTCTCTTTTTATCTTGTATGCTATCTCTGTTTCTATTTCTGCATTACAGATAGAATATATAAGCTTTAGTTCTTCCAAAATTATATACACATCTGCCATTTCTTTAGCTATATTGTCTATATTAAATATAGTTGGTTCTCTTTGATATTTACTAATAGCCTGTTGTAACTCTGCTAATTCTTCTACTGCTACAAATTTTTGTAATTCTATTCTGTTGCATTCAATTATCCATTTGCATTGTTTTATTTGCTCTTTATTTAGCATAATTATTTACCCTCCTCTAAACAAATTTTCTCATTCTGTAGTTGTATCGTTTATCCCTAAAAATGGTCATATACGGTTCACATGTTTCTATAATTCTGCCTGCTAGTGCTCCATCAAGTTCTACTAATATTTCTGGTGTGCATTCACTGCTGAAAAGTATAGGTAATTTGTTAAAATATCTATAATTAAGAACTGGATATACGTGTTTCATATCAGCTTCTGTTATGCATGTACCTTGTATTAACTTTCCATTTCTTATCTTATCTTTGAATAAATCATCAATGATAAGCAACTCCGCTTTTTTGTATCTATCTGAAAGTCTTAGATAGTATTCATCATTGACATTTGCTTTAAGCTCTCTTGTAGCTTCAAGATAAGGCATATATACAGTTTGTACTCCATTATTTAATAATGTTGCACCTATAGCTATTACAATATGACTTTTCCCTGCCCCTGGTTGTCCAAATAATCCAAAACTATTTTCTTGTGTATTCTGAATTTGAGAAAAGTTTTTTATATATATTTCAGCTTTTTCCTTTGCTAATTTTGTCTTTTCATCGTATACTCTGTATTCACTTATATTTTTTACATCTTCGGGATTAACTCCAAAGGCTTTCCACATTCTGTTTAATCTTTCTTTTTCATAACACTTGCATCTTTTAAATCCTTCTTCATTTTCTATCCAGGTTGTATCTCTACAAATAGGGCAATTATAATTAATAGTTTGAGAAGTCGTATTGTTCCTTATTTCCTGTATTATTTTCTGTATATCCATTCTTGCCCTCCTTATCTACATATTTGTTTTCAAATACTTTTGTAAATCTTGTATCATCTTGGAATAACCAATCAAACTCTATAATCCAATTCCTATCATTTTGTCCTTGACAAAATCTACTATTTTTTATATTTCCTATAGCTTTTAAAACATCTTCTTCTTTTAACTTTAAGCTATTAATTCTAGCTTTTATTTTATCTTTTCTTTGTTTGGTTACACTTCTTATAGGCTTTATAGGTTTAGGTAAGCTATTCCAAGTTGTTAAAATATCTTTCCAATTTATTCTTATATTATCTTTATCTATCTCTTTCTCTAACTCTTTCTCTAACTCTATATCTATCTCTTTCTCTATCTCTGGTGGACGTTCGTCGGACATTTGTCCTTTTGGTAATAAGTTTTGCTTTTCAGCCTCTATTTTCTTTCTATATGCTCTTTTTCTATCCCCCTCTGAACTACTTTTACCTATAAAGTTTTGTATATCTAGCATATAAATAGCTCCATTGTCCAATATTTCTATTAATCCTAACTCTATAAATACTTTTATAGCCTTTTCTACTATCGCAATGTTATGCCCTGTTACTGTAGCAACCATCTTAGGGTTGTATGGAATATGTTCCTTAAACATTAACCTACCTTCATTTTTAAGTGATTTTAAATATAGTTTCATTAATATATCTGAGTATAAATACCCATTATCCATGCTTTGTAAAATTTTTATATCTTCTGTATCATAAAAATTTTCTTTAATTCTTAGATAATAATATTTTTTATTGTCACTCAAGGTTTGACCCTCCTAACTTTGTAGAAATTCTAATATGTCTTTTAAACTTTACAAATACTTCAATTTCTTATAAACTGTACTTAACGATTTTTTATTTAATTATTGTGCTCCTGGCAGGGAGCTATTTTTTTTATTTTTAAATTTATTTATTATTTGGCATATAGAGCTTTCACTACTGCCATATATTTCTGCTATTTCTTGAAGTGATAAAAATTCTTTTAATTTAACCATGTCTTCTAAATCTTTTTTAGATTTTTTTCTATTTTTAGCAAACTTACCTTTGTTATATAATTCAAACGCCTGCTCTATCGTGCAAGGTCTTTCGTAAAGAACTGCTATTGCTAATGTGCACCAATTTTCATTCATCTTTTACACCTTCTTTCTATGCACATCTTTTAAAAATACTTGCACTTTTTATTGCAATGTCTAAAACATAATCTAAGCTTGTACACTTTCTAAAACTAACTCTATTAAACTTAATATCATCTGTTGTAATTTCAGCAACTATTGCAAATTCTTCTTTTGTTAAATTGATTCCCCTTTCTTCTAGTAATTTTTTTAACATTTCTATTCCTCCTTTTACTGCTTATCCCCTTTGTGGTAAAATCTTCTTGAAGGGGGGTGAATATCATGAAAGACATTATACAATTTATTAATACATACAATGGCTTTCTAATGGTTATTGCTACCATACTATCTTCAGTAGCTACTACTATAACTGCATATTTAGCTTATTCTAACCTCAAAGAATTTAAAGAGACACGTATTGATGAAAGCAGAGCATATATAGTTTTTTATATAACTCATCATCGGAATCGTGCTTGCCACAGCCTAGTTTTAAAAAACTTTGGAAAGTCTGCTGGCAAAGTAATATCTATAAAAATCAGTCCTGAACTTGACTACAATAAAAGTAAATTGAAATTAAATAAACCACTATTTCTAAAATCAACTAATATATATTTAGCTCCAAATCAAGCTATTTTTTCTGCATTTGATTTTACAAATTATCCTGATAAAGTTTTTGACATCTCTATTGAGTACGAGTCATTAGGAAAGATTTTTAAGGAAAATTATCAGATAGATTACTCTTTTAATGGATCTATACTTACTAGTACTCCTTCTATTAAAGATGTTCCATCTGGACTTAAAGCTATTAATCAAAGTATTGAAGAATTGAATGAAATATTTCATTAATAGAATCACGCACTTGTGAAACTTCATAATGACTATTATTTATTTCTATTTCTATTTTTATAGCATTAGTTGAGTCTATAACTTCATTTGGCAAAGTAGATTCAACTATGCCATTATTTATATCCTTTAAAAATGTTAACTTGATTGGATAGCTATTTTTCTTCATGGTATCTCCTCCTAAAAACTTACTTGATTATTAACATTTATTATCTGGTCCTCAAGATATATAGGAACTGTATAATTTTCTAATATCTCTTTTGCTGTATCTAATTGGCTTCTTTTTATCGCTTCATACCTACTAACCCCAAACTGCCTTTTCAACTGTCCTTGTATGTCTGCATACACTTTTCCTCTTATGGAATTATCTTTATATGCAGGTGTTCTATAGCCACCCAAAACTTTTGTACCTGTTTTTCTTACTAGTGCTTGGAGTTCCTTACATTCCACATTGAATAAAGGCATATTACTTTCTAGATTGTTTACTTTTTCTTCTATTTGTTGTGTTTTCTTATCTAATACAAAAACTGCTTTAAGTTCTGGTGATAATCCTTTGTATGGATCCATTTCTTTAACTCTAAAATAAGTTTCTTCTAAGTTGTCGAACTGCTCCCATGCTTTGTCCGTATCAAGGATTTTGCAATGGCGATTTGCTCCTCGTTCTGTCCACAACATTAGCTCACTAGCATATTTAAGGTTACTATCTTTAAGATAGTTGGCTTTAAATTCTTTAAGTTCTTCACCTATTAATCTAAAATAATGTTTTCCTTTCTCAAATCTATCTTTGTTTCTAATAAACCCTTGCTGTATTCTTATAGGATCAACTTCATAAACCTCTGCCAATAGTTCTGTTGTTAAAACTCTTTGACCTTCAACTTCTACTGGTTGTATTTCTGTTACCACAGGTTGTCCATTTTCTATAGTTAGATTTATCTTTTCCATGGTATTACCTCCTATATAACTTTTTTCTCCTTACTTATACTTTCTAACCAGTTATCTAATAGTTCCTTATTAACTAAAAATTTTGTACCAACCTTGAAAGCTGGGAAATTATTTTCACCATGAGCTAATTGCATTATCTTATCTCTTCCAATTCCACTATACTTAACACATTCATCTATTGTTAGAGTTGCCTTTTCTATAGTATTAGTTGTTTCTTTAATTGCTTCTTTAATAATTTCCTTTAACTCTATGCTTGTTAACCCTTTAGTTAGTTCTAATATTTTTTGTTTCATCTTTTTCCCTCCCAAATTTTATATTGTGTGAAACAGCTTCTCCCAGTTCTCTTTCTGTACAATTATATACAGAAAGCATTTTTATTAAGATCTGCTTTTTAGGAACTCTACCTTTATTTTCATACCGACAAATAGATTGAAAATTTAATCCCAATTTGTCAGCTGCTTGTCTAATACTTAAATTTTGTCTTTTCCTCAATGCTTTAAAGTTCATTTCCTTGCCTCCTTTCAAATTTATTTTATCTCCATTTAGGAGACAAATCAATTTCCAAAAAATATCAAAAAGCGCGATTTAGAGAGAATATTTAAGTAATACTTTGTTTTTCTACTCTTATCTCCATTTTGGAGACAAAATAGATTTGCTAATAGTCTCCAAAATGGATATAATATAAATATATTTATTGGGAGGTTTAAATATGGAACAACATGAAATACTTTTAAAATTAAGAAAAAACGCAGATTTAACATTAGATCAGTTAGCAGAAAAAACAGGTTTAAGTAAAAATATGCTTTGGCATTTAGAAAAGGGAACTAGAACAGGAACTATAGAGACTTTAAAAAAGTTATCCGAATTTTATGAAGTATCTTTAGATTACATTACTAATAATTCAAATAGAATACTGTTAATTGATGATTTTATAAAAAGATTAGTTGATGAAGGCATAATAACTGATGCTGACAATTTTCCCAAAGAAGTCGAGGAAGAAATACTAAACTTAATAAAATTAAAAATAAAAAAACTTACTTAAAATAAAGCATACATTCAATTCAATTGGATGTATGCTAACAAATAACGAGGTGATTTTTAAGTGGCACGTAAGACAAATTGCACAAAAAATGGGAAACAATATTATAGAGTTACTGCTTCTATAGGTAGAGACGCTAATGGAAAATTAATTAGAAAGGAGTTTTATGGAGCTAGTAAAAAAGAAGCTGAAAATAAAAGAGACGAATATTTAAATGGAATAAAAAATGGTCTTAACATAGACTATAAAAATATAATACTAGGAGAATTAATGCATACATGGTTGTTTGAAATTATGAGAGTTAAAGTCAAACCTTCAAGTTTTGAACGATATGAAGGTATATACAGAAACTATATAAAAAATAGTCAATTATTCGGTTTAAAGCTAGCTGATTTAAAAACAATTCAAGTGCAACGATATTATAATGAATTGTATAACAATGGTAAAACTAGTAATGTTATAAAAAATTTAAATAAGCTTTTAAGAACATTTTTTAACTATGCGGTTAATGAAGGCTACATTTTAAAAAATCCCTGCTCAGGTAGTAAAATAATAATTCCAGGAGGTAAAGATATGGAGGAAAAGGAAATAGAGATATTTACAGATAAAGAAATAAAAGCTTTAAAAAAACAATTAGAAGGTAATAGATTGAAATGTTTAATTCTTTTAGCACTAGGAAGTGGTCTAAGACAAGGCGAACTACTAGCTTTAAGATGGGATGATATAGATTTTAAAACTAATGAAATAAAAGTAACTAAAAGCATAAAGCGTGTCAAAATTATAGAAAATGACGGTACTGGTAAAAGAAAAACTATTGAACAATCCCCAAAGTCAATTAAATCTAATAGAGTAGTGCCTATACCTTCAAAATTAATAAATGCTTTAGAAGAACATAAAGCGCTTCAAGAGAAAGAAAAAAAAGAAGCTGGTTGTTCTTATGTTGATAAAAACTTAGTCTTTGCTACAAAGCTTGGGAAACCAATAGTTGTAAAAAATCTATTTGAGAGTTATAGACGAATTTTAATTAGAGCTAAAATACCTCATAAAAAATTTCATGCTCTACGCCATACTTATGCTACAAAATTGTTTGAAAAAGATGTGCAGCTTAAGACTGTTCAAAAATTATTAGGTCATAAAAATATATCCATTACAGCAGATACTTATACCCATGTAATGCCTAAAGAAAAAATTTCAGCAGCTGATAAATTAAATGATTTATTTGATTAG